ATTTGATTTTGATCCTTGAGCACCTTGCGCACAGGCTTCTACAAAATAATATTTCATTTTGTCCTCGGGAATAGGAACTATTGTCCCACTTAAAGTATTAGTAACTGTTTCCCCACCACTAGGCACAGTACCTGAAGGGTTGGTTGCGGTAAAGGGAGCGTCTTCACTAAATTCTTTTCCTGATGCAGGAGTTGCTTCTATTACAAAATCGTACGGATAATCATTTTCTTCAGTATCAGCTACAGGACCTGGTGGATCACCTCCATCATATCCTGATCCAGATAAAGTATAGTCAACTCCTAAAGTTCCTACAATATTATCTACCACATTTTGCGTTACCGTAGAAGTTGATCCTGCTGCTGGCGCTCCAGAGCAAGTAGGGCATGTTACAGCCGCTCCTAACTTTCCGTTTAATTGCTCTCTTGTAATAGATAAATCCGAATAATAAGCATCCGCTGCTAAAGTAGTTAAACTAGAATCTGTATACACAGCTGTAGCTTGTGCTAAAGTTTCTCCGTCAATAAATACATTTATTTCTGCCATAATCTAAATTTAAGTTACACATCCAACGGTTACTGACCAAGACGGATAAGCTATCGGTGCATATACTTTAACTGTTACCGTAGTTGTTGCCGTACTTTTTGTAAACGTATACGTTTGCCAAGTAATCCTACCAAATTGGTAGGTAGGTATTCCTCCTCTTTCGGCTACAAATCCTCCGTTTTCAACTGTAGGGAGTGGTGCAGTTCCATTAGGCTCATAAGCTAGTCCGGATATTGGTTCTATATACGGAGCGCCTGTTGCTGGATCATTGCCAGATAAAGCAGAAGAAAGGTAGTTCTCAGCGGGAGCATCACCTGGGTTGGTAATTAAAGCGGGATCTCCTATATATTGAGAGTCTATTACTACTACTCCATCAAACTCGACAATCATTCGATCAGGTACATTAAACGCTGCAAACTTAACCTCCACAGTTCCAGTAGATGAGCCTATGTTAAATGTGTTTACTTGCGGATAAAGAGCTCCTTGCGTATTATGAACTGTTTGTGGGCCACATGCTAATTGATTAGTAGGTGGAGTAGTACAATTACAACAAGAATTATACTGAGCTAAAGCTGCAGTAGCCGTAGTGTCTTTACATAATACGCTTTGTACAACTGTTCTGTAATCCCAAATTAAATATAAATTATTGTCTGTAGAAGCACCACTTGGCATTGTAAATGTAGCAAAATCAATTTCTCCTTCTTCTTGTATAGGTGTGGCTAACGCCGACGCGGTTATAAGCGCATCTATTTCTGATGTATTGTTGTTATACACAGTAGCACTTCGTAAATATCTAAAGCTATTTGTTACTACATTAAAGTCAAAGGTATCAGTTGCAAATTTGTGATTTATAAGCGATACTATTGACCCTTCACTTGGAACAACATTAGACCCTAAAGCACCACTTACCGTAGTGTACCTAGACACCACAGGGTTTATACCACTTTCAAATACAACTAAATTAGACTGTGTTGGAGAGCTATTTACATTGTCTGTCCATCGATATTCGCTATGTGTAGTTTTTGCAGCATCTGAATTATTTGTAAGAACTACATTGTATAGGGTTATCAAAGTTTCTTCAGGACAGCTTACCGTAACTTCTACAGTGTCAGTGACGCCTGAAGTCGTTGTTGCCTGTATGGTGGTTTCTGTTACGTCAGATACATTTTTATTAAATGTAAAACTGCCACTTACATAAACAACACCGCTAGTATATTTAACATTGTTATAATATGCTGTAATGGTATACCCTACTCCTGAATTGGTTTTTTCAGTAACTATAGGAGATACCCCCGCCTCGGTTTCCATTTCTTGTAAACCAGCGCCGCTAGGAGTATTTACCTCGGTAATTATATCATTTGAGCTTGCTCCAGGGATTATATAAGAAACAGTAACCTGACCCACGTTTTGGCCAACATCTACACAATACATATTTCTTTGGCCTGGGGTTATTACTAGATTCTCTGCTACCCCGCAAGCAATACAAGAGGAAAAGTCAAAAGTATTTTGAAGGTTTCCTGCTAGTACAAATTCATTCATGTAGGGGTCATAGCCTCCGAGTTTTTGAGTGGTTAAAGAGTTAATAAAAAAGTCTCTAAACCAAGATCGCATACCAGCTTGAGATATAACAGTCAACTCCTCTTGTCCAGAACTGCCCCCTCTTAATTTAATTACAGCCGCTCTCTTTGCGTCTACAAAAAACTTGTCAAATCCCCAAACAGCAAAACTCTCGGGGTTGTTGCTTATACCGTATTCTTCGTCTCGAGCAATTTGAGTTCCTAAAACTTGAGGGACGCTAGTTAAAGTTCCGCCACCAGAAGCGTCAGTAAGTAAATCTTTACCCACAGGTACGTAGGAAATTTTATCTTCTTGTAGCGTTAGTACATCTGTTCTTCTAGCAAATAGTTTTCTAATTGGCCCAAACGAATCTTCTAAGGGGCTAAAATTAGCTAATCCTAAATTAAACTCATTTAGCTTGTTTACATTACTTTCATCATTAAACACTCCGCTATAAGTAATATCTGCAAAACGATGAGCTTCTTTATATATTTGAGAAGAGGTGGTTGTTACTCTGTTTCCAAACTCTAAGGTTCTTCCCGCAACGCTATCTCTAATTTTATAACTTTCAATACCATTTCCAAATGCAATACAATTTGAAAAACCTGTGTCAATTATAGCATTTTGAGCGACCACTCCTGCATTATTAAAATCTATAATTTGATTTTGTACATTTCCCGAGTGCTGTCCTAAAGAATCAATAGAAAAAGATTCATTGTTCTCAAACCATACATCGGGTAAGGCATCCGCAGGCTGCGTTTCAAACACAATAGAAGCACTTGCTCTAATAACTTCAATACTTAAGTCTACGTGTGAGTTTTCTCTACTTCCCAAAAGAGGATTTTCACAATTTCTTACACCTGCGCTCAACCCAAGATAAGTTTTACCTGTAGTAGTATCCTTAATAAACCTCAAAAAATACTGTTCAAAACCTTGGCTTAAGTCACTTGCGCTTGGTAATCCAGAAACGCTTAATAATGTATTGTCATAATTAATAACAAATTCACGAGTAATTGGCCCATCAGGATTTCCAATTCTATACCTTGAATTTGTTTGAATTAATCCTGTTGTTGCTGTACCTAGGCCCTCGCTATCAAAAAACTCCTTAAAATTAGAGTAAGCGGTATCTGTTGTAAATTCTTGTTCGTATGTTAATTGTTGATTTTCACAAGACTCAAGAGGGCTGCTAGACCCTGGCCTACGAGCAAATATTTTAATTTTTATTATACTTCCACTAGGCAAGTCATAATCAATATTAGTTGTCGCTCCAGTTCCTGAAGGATTAAATACTGTAACGGGGTAAAAAACTCTAGGATATTCCCCAGCATCAGCCGTTTTACCACTTAGCTGGCCGTAAGTAATAAATGAGTTGGTTAGGGTGTTCACTGAAAAGTTTGTAGGAATCATTTTCATATAAACCCCAGCTGGCGCTTCAATCGTAGCGGTAGTATCTAAGGGATTAGTGTAGCTTATAAATCCTTTTAATTGATTAGACTTTTCTAATACTACCGAGGTGGCGCAATTTTGTAAAGGCCCCGTGCTATCCGCTTTAACTATTAGTCGATCTCCTTCTTCTACCTTATTAGCATTTTCACCTTGTAATAAAAAGTAAACCGCAGGCTCATTATCTTCTTGAACAAAAGTTGAAACATAAATTGTTTCGTAGGTTGATTTACTTGATTTTATACAGAACTTGTAACGAGTTGCCCAATAAGGTGCAACTTGAGCGTTATTACCACCTGGCTGTCCACCAGGAATACTTACTCTTATTTTGTTTAAAAAATCAGATGCATTACATGGTATGTGAGCGGTATTGTTACGGCTTACTAAAGCTGTAGAGGCACGATTAAAATCGTCCATATAAATTATTCCAATCTCATAATCTCTATTACTGTGAAGACTAAAATTATCTGTTGTGGAAGTAAAATATGCAGTTCCTCCAGTTATTTGAAAATACTCATAAGTTACATTTGCCCCGTCTACCCATTTCATTGCAAGCAATTGAAGGCCAATCGTGGTTTCATTAGTAAACGCAGAAATAGCAATAGGTTCTCCTGCAGCTGTTATACCGCTTTCAGTTTTAGTAAATGACCCTAAAGTAGCAGGAATTTGACAATTAAATTGATCTGTAAAAGTAGATCCATTACAAGAATTAGAAACTGTTTGTATGTTAGAAGCTGTTCCAATTGCCTCAACAAATCCACCTGCTGTAGCGTCTGTAGCTAATTGATATACATCATCGTAGTCTCTAGTTAAAGTGTAACTAAAACTCAAACCTGCTCCCGTGGTAATTGCTGTAGGAGCTACACCAGAGGCGGTATAAAATGATAAATGTTGGATATTAAAATCCCATGTTAATATAGTGCCTTTTTTTAATAAGTTATTCCCTAAATCTATTCCAAATATTGAGTTAGTAATGTTGGCGGATTGGCCAAAAGTATAAGCGCCGTTTCCCGTATAATCTCTTAAAGTAGTTTGATCAAACTCGTTGTTTATTACCTCTAGGCTATATCTTAAATCTACTGCTTTATTTTGGAAATCTTTTAAATTATACCCTTCATAATAATTTCCATACATTAAACGGTTGCCCATTAAAGTTTGGGCTTGTGCTTTTAATGGTACATTATCATATAGTCTTAAAATTTCATATTCAGGAAGAACTGTAAATATTTTTTGATCCCTAAAGGTATAATTAAAATCTCCACTGTTAGGCAAGCCATCTCTTTCTTTATTTAAGGTTTCAATAATTTTTATTGTTGGGTCATTCATGTCTTTATACAACAACTGAACTCCCTTAACCAATTCTCCTCCAGTATTAAATGTTATAATAACCGCGTTAATTTGGTTTAACATTCCCTCATTTAAAAAACTTGATTGGCTAAAAGTATAAATTCCAGAGGTATACGCAGGAGCGCTAAACTGGGAGGTGGCGGAAAATTCTCCGTTTTGGTATTCGTATCGGTAGGCAAAACATATAAATCTATCTTCTAAAAATGTGCTTCCATTATTTTCAATTATACCTGAAATAGTAGGTGCAGTTATTGGGGGCTTTTTAATAACCAATATATCTTCTGCGTTAAATGAATCAATGTAAGCCATGTTATATTGTTAAAGTATAAGTTACACCATCGGTTAATGTTAATCCTACTAAACTTACGCTTCCAGAGCTTGATGGATTAAAAACACTTCCATTGTCGTCTGTAAACTGTGTGGGGTTAGGTTTATATCTACAAGAATATGTTCCGCTTGAACCGTCGCTTCCTGTAATATTACCACTAATGCTTCCCGGGCCTGGATTTCCTGTTGCATTTGCTGTAATAAATCCCATTGTTACGGCAGCGTTTACACCGAATACTTCATTAAATTCAATAAGCGCTAGACTAGATAAACTATTAGCTCCTATAATTCCAAATCCAGGTGTGGTTTTAACTGCATTAATAGACTCGGCATTTATTATTGTATTATAACAACCCGTGCCAGGCAATGCTATTTGTGTTGTTGTTGGCGCTGCTCCTGCTCCTACAGCGTTTAAAGGCACTGGACAGCCCGATACTAACCCCTGTTTAAAACCTGTTCTTGTTATGCCGTTAGTAGTAACTGATCCTGCAGTAAATACAAAAGCTACTTCGCCTGTAGGCGTAGGTAAAGTTTTGGTAATAGGCTCTGCATAAGAGTTATTTACATTAATAAATCTTGGTGGATTTAAAAAATCAGTAAAAAATAATAAGTCACCAATTTTATTTGTACCTGTTATTAAAAACTGTGGGTTGAAATTTAATGTAGTAGTAATCCCACTTCCGTCATCTATACTTACAACGTGATAAACTATTTGAGCTGTTAATGTGTTAAAAGAAAGTATCATGTCTAGTTTACCCGTATCACCCACAGAAAAAGCGGGGTCATGAACAAACCAATAGAGTGTTTCGTTTGCACCGTCTTCAAAAACACCTATAGTTCTAGCTTCGCTGCTCAAAGGAATTGAGTTGGTTGTACCAGGTTCAATAAAATAAAGCTCACTAATTTGTGTATTACCCTTGGTGTTTTCCACAGACCCTACTTCAGACTCCTCGGTAGAACCAAGCCTTACATTTAACGCATCAACATATTCTCCATTACGAAGCAGCCTTTCGTCAAGGCTTTTATTCATACGCCCTAATACAAAATTTCTTTGTGTTTTTGCCATTTTATTTTAGCCACTTGTTTTCACCTCTTAAATTCATTAATAATCTACTTGGGTGGATATTGCTTAATCTTATCTTGGCGTTTCTTAAAAGGGCTTGTTTGTCTTTACGTGCTCTATTAACAATATATTCTTGAACACCAAACTTGCTATTAAGTAACGCGTATTTAATGTATGCATAAATATACTCTTCAAACATTTTATTTACACTTACTGCGTCATCATTACCGTTTTCCATCCCATCAGATATATACTGTAATATGCATTGTTGGTTTGCCATGGTGGAGTCAAAATTAATTACCCCTGCTTTTCTGTCAATAGTAAAGGTAGGATTGAAATTAGCTGTTTCTGTATTTAGCCCGTAACGTGCTCCAATACGAGAATTATAAATATCAGAATCAAAATCGTAAAGTCCAGGATTTGCGTTTTCATCATTTAAATTGTTTAAATAAATACTCTCTAATGTTCCATTTGTTCTTGCCGTGTCAAGTGAAGATGTTTGTGTGTTAACATCATCATCTGCATCATAAGTAAAACTTGAACTTCCGGTTTGAGCAAAAGATGTTGCCGATTGGACTTGGATATTTTCTACTAAATCTCTAATTACATTGTCTTTGAACAATGATAGTTTAACCCAATTTACAAAATCAGGAGGTAAAACAAATTTTAAATCATCATATACAGTAAGCTCTAAAGCTTTTATAATTTTAAAAGCATCGTAGTTTAGTTCTTGTATACCGCGCTTTGCGTGAAATAAAATTTGAAATCTATTTACGTTGTTTATTAATTGATGGTTTCCTTGATACATCAATAAAAAATTAGTTACTATATCAAGCAAGCTAACATATTGGTATGAACCCCAATTTGAGTCTGTTGGCACTACGCCATCATTAGTATAATATTTCTTTTGATCTATATAGGCCATAATTATTGTTGTTGATTTTGCATTTGTTCCTCAATTTGTCCAAACTTAAACACGTCTCCTTCTCTAATAGATATACCTGCGTACTGTAATATTTTTGCAACTAAATCATTAGCGTCGTCTATAGGTAATTCAAAGTCTTGATAATCAGCTTGACTTTGGTCAAATATAGGAGATCCACTAGCTATTGTAGAATAAGTCCATTTAGGGTCTAAAGGATATCTAATGTATTGTGAGGATACATCTGTAGCCCCATTAAAAGTAGTTGGTAATACTGTTATTAAGTTTGATTGTAAAGTATAAGCTGGATAGTTAACTGAAGGAGCTGTCAAAAGAGAATTGCTTAACAAAGTAATTTTACTTTGTGAAACTCTTTCTGCCTCTCCTTTAAATAACCCTCCACTTGAGCATAATACTTTATTTATAATATAATAGTCAGAGGGTAACGTGTATACATTCGCTGCACTTTGGGTTAAATTTGCGGTAACTGAAAAAGAATCAATTACCTCTTCATATCCTTTTTTAATATCCGCATACCCTGTACCTGAAACTCTAGCGTTTTCCTCGTTTACCTGTTGATTATAATTTACAAAGTATTCATCAAACAAATCTAACTGAGCTTGTTTGGCAAATAAGTTAAAATCACTTGGTGAAATATACCCGTAATTATTTTTATTAATAATCGCTAATACGGTGTTGCGTACAGAGTTTATCATTAGTAATCAATTTGTACAAAGATACGCAAAAAAAAAGAGGTCAATTATTTTTGACCTCCCTCTTAGCATTACGATATACCTTCTATTTAGGTGTTACTTATATAGCAGAAGTAGCTATATTAAACACAGGTAAGTAGTTTTTGTTAGGCCCTAATATTTGATAAGCATCCCCGCTTACAAATATACCTCGGTCTAACGTCAGTTCAGTATCACTTACTACTGCCGTTACAGTTGCTGTTTCAGAAGTAGATAATTTTACTGCAGTGTTACCAACAGATACTGTTGAGGTAAAGTTTTGTCCGCTTTCAATTAAAGCAAACGCCCCTGTCCCGTCAGTTGTTCCGTTATCTGTTACGTTTAAAACATGTGGTTTTGTCCATGGATAAGATGGTTGAGACCACTCTTGCTCGTTAGCTGCAATAACATAATCTTGAAAAGCGTTTCTAACTGTTTCATCTCCAGTGGCAAATACACCATCTGGTATGTATTGAAGTGTAAGCTCAACACCTGATGCGCTTCCGTATCTAATAGTTATAGATGCGTTTTGAGCATCTGTTGATACGTTTTCTGTTAAAGCAACATCGCTTGCTCCTAAAAGCTGAGTATATTCTAAAGTTGTTTCTCTAGTAACTATAAAAAGCTCACTGTTAGCCATAATGTCAGCGCTTAACGCAAGAGTTGTGTCGTTAGTTACTGCCGTTACAGTAGCTGTGGTAGCATCTGTTTGGTTAGTTACAGTGTCCCCTACTTTAACAGGTGTAAGTCCAGAAACAAATGTTCCTGTTGACATTACAAGATTGTTAGCACTTGTGCTAGTTGTTGTTCCTGCTGCTAAAATATGTGACGTTCCAGAAAATACATAATATGTAGCTCCTGATGGTACACCTGGGTTTGTAGCTGGCCCAACTGAAGTTAAGCTAAGTTGCGTGTCGCTATCAATTGCAGATACTTTATAAAATTCTCCACCTGTTCCGCTATTAGTTGTGGTATCATATACATAGTCACCTACTAAAACCTCTTGGGTAAATGTTTGTCCTGCATCAATTAATTTAAGAGTTGAAGATCCGTCTCCACTCGTTGCACCTGACTTGACCATTGAAGATACAGGTACTGATAATAATTTGTCCATTTCCATAATTCTTAGCTTATTCCTATTCCGGATACATATCCGTCTGTAAGAGGTTTATAATATACTGATGTGTTTGTCCATCCTTTAGATAACGCATCTAAAATTGCGTCTTGAAGATCTTCTCCTGCTAAAGGAATTTCTGCTGTTCCTCGGTTGTTAGGCCAAGTGAGTCGTACTGTTTTGCCTTGTCCATAAAGTATATCTACTTGCGTTGCACTAGCTTGAGTAACAAGCTTAATATCTGATATAGATACTAGTTGTTCGTTTCCTCCGGCTGCAACTTCTGGCACTGATAAAAATTTTTCCATAATAAATAATGAGATT